CTGAGTGCCACAGTCGAAATGATCTCCTGAACGTTCTTCCGTGATGAGGGAAGAAGACGACGCACACGGACCAGTGAAACGTCCGTTCCGTCATAGTACTCCCTCCCGCAAGACTCCCGGAACTTACCGTTCCAAAAAGACTTGCGTATGTTAACCTTGAGACCGAAGTACTCAAGGCTCTCAATCACGGAGCGCACATGATCCACGGGGACGATAATATCGTCTCCGAAGACACGCACCCTCCCCACAAACGACTTAACGTCGCGAGGGGTGAGGTAGCGCCCTAGGTCATGTTCAATCCCTACGAAGATCGCAGTAAGAAAAACTGCAGCCTCCATAGGAAAACACATGGCCGAACCCATAGACGCAAACTTGGCGAGAGATATGACATCTCCGCCAGGCAGCTGGGCCCGCGTCGATCTACAAGCAAACGCAGCGTCATGAAAATGACGATGGTCTGCGAGCAGAACGGATACGGACTCAGATGAAACTCTATCGGAAGCTTCACTCAAATCGAGTGTCGCAAGCTCTCCAAGTTCAGAGCCTAAACGAGCCAGACGTTGGTTAGGCGTTTGGTCGTCTAGACCGATATAGCGATCCAGAATAGTTCCTGAAATCGCATCACGAAAAGATCGCAAAAGAGCCTGCTGCGTGTATTGCATCGCAGTAGGTTCGATCGCGATGATTCGTGGAGTTTTCATCGTTTTAGGGACGGATATGACCCTTACAGGTCTCTCCGCCTCGGGTTCAAGGAAGTCGACCTCATCCATATGGTCTCGGAAAGACCAATTTGGAAGAACCATTTCCCCAAACGGGAAATATGGTTCGAGGCGCATGGGCCATTCAACTTGGTGATACTTTTGATTGCCAACGAGGCGATCAGCAGTAGCACCAGGCCCATGCTTGGGCTTAAGCCTCCCGTAGTAGACATCGCTGTCCACTTTGGAGAAGGCCGTCCCAAAGAGAAGGGTTCTGACACGTCGAAAACTAGAATAGTCTCGCGTGCCGATCCCTTCCTCGACTTCCTTTTCGCACTTGACGAACTCATCGAAAGCGGCGGCATTCCTGTCGTCGCTACAATCTATGAGAATCTTGCCGAACATCAACGTAAGTTGACGGACGGCTTGAATCCCACAGATGGATGGGTCATCAAGTAGGGCGCCGCTCTTACGGTCGAAAACAAGGGAAGAGAAACCCTGCAAAAAGGCAGGGAGACTCCCGTTCTTCTTGAAACTAAGAAAAACGTCGTTCCCCACAAAACCTCGCTCGAGACTTAGTTCAAAGTCTTTCGCGAAGTTTGGGAGGGTTATCGTTAGAAAAGATAACCCTTCGTTTTTCGACCGATCCTTGACAGTTTTTCTGTCATGGTGGGCGCTAGTGCGACATCTCACCGCCAGATCATCGGCGATGGAATTCCAGAGCAGCAATAGGCTTTTCACGTAACCTCCTAATAGAGGAAAACGGTCCTAGCCGATGCCCAGCTCCTGATCAGCCCGATGCAGATGGGAAGACCTGGCTAGCTTTCGCCACCCAGAACCTTCTTCATCAGAGCATCGGTCGTCGCAGACCACGTGCCCTTGAGGCCGTTGAAAAGCGACAGCTGATCCGTCGCGTTGAACTGCCCTCCGTTCGGAAGGTCGAACACCACGTAGCAAGACATGCTACGGGGCGAAGTCGTCCCCGAAATGAGGGTGCTTCCCGCGTTGTCGTTGTAATCACAACGAAGGACCCTGCGAATGCGCCTCCCGTATTGATGGGAAGCGGTCACGCGCAGGAGAGAGCCCGCATTCACGGACAACGGTCCGGCCTGGTACACGGAAATCGTTCCCTGCTGAGAAACGCGGGGAAGATTCACGGCACCAACGTCGAACGATGCACCGGGAGTGAGGGCAATAGGATCGCTGAACATCGTCGTGCTCCTTTTACGATGGTGGGCAGTGTACCTACCTCACGACTCTGGTAATTCCGAGAGCCGCGGTTATGGCCAGCTGGATTGGAGACAAACCATCCCAGCTTATGCCAAAACCGAAGGGGTTCGCCCGTATCCTCTTCTTTACAGTAGTCCGTATAACAAGAGGGTGTACGGCGGGATACGGAGGGTTAACATGATTCTCCGCAAGGGTCTTCGTAGGTGTGAAGACCTTGTTCCCGGCAGTATAGATATCAGTCACGGTGGTTTTCTCCATGATGTATCCATACTGCAGAACCGTGCCGTAGCTGATCAACGAACTCACGTTCTTAACGAACGATGAGGCGTTGGTAAACCAGTCTACGGCCCAGCTCCACGGCGTGAGTTGCCATAACGTGTCAAGATCAGGCTTAGCTCCGAAAAGCTGAGCCATGAGCCTCTTTCTATCACGTTCTGAACTGGAGTCAAACCAGTCAGGAAGGTGATATAGAAAGGCACCGCTGAACCAAGTCTCGCGTTCAACGGTTCTCTGACGCACGGTCTCATACTGTGGATAACAACCGCTAAAGGAACCCAAGAAGACATTTCCTCCACCTCCATTACTACCAAGAGGGGAGTAGATGCCGGCAAGGGTTTCAGTAGTGGTTGTTACTTCCTTGGGAAAACGAAAGCGTCTTCGGACGGGTCGACCAGCATTTTTTACATACTGGTCAATCGCCTTATCAACTTTATGCGCAGCCTTAAGAAAGCTTTGCATATCGCTGATAGTTGGAAGAACACCAAAGACAACGTTGAGAAACTCACCGCTGGCTTTGGCTGCCACCTCAAGAGCTTTGAGGCGGCTGCTCCAGAGATGTAACCCGGGGACTTGGGGCACATCCTGAAGCAATTCTCCCACGAAAGACGCTGCGTCAGCAAGCTGATTCTGAGGTGCACAAGCGGCGACAGCAATCGTGCCCTTAGTCACAAGCGCTGCCCTACTAGAGGACAGATCCTGTGGCATAGGCACAATGCGGTCGTTGACGCTTGTGAAACCAGAATTAGCGGACACACCGTTTCCGAAACCGCTCGCGATAAACATATTACCTCGCGAGCGGACCCGTGCCGGAAAAGCTCCGAACGGGTCAGAACCGGGTTGGATATAGGTCTCGGTAAAAGGAAGTTTACCTCCCAGAACCTCGACCTTCTGAGTGAAGAACTCAGATCCATAGTCCTCGAGGGTTCCCTTAACAGGGGGCCAACGATTGCGATCCGATTCAGTAATCTGAATCCCATCGATCGATCGGGTTACCTTTGTCAGGTCTGTGTACACCTTACCGAACTGGTAAGGTGTGGCATAACCGGGCAAAGTGTAATCGACCTTGTTGAAAAAGGCCGGACGCGTAAGCTGACGCTTACGCGTCGACCCGTGATCGATGAACAAGGAGGCTACCTCCGATCTGGTAAATGGATTTTCTCTCCTTTTACAGAGAGAAAGTCCATGGTGGTGCACTGCGCTGCGGCCCCTCCTCAGGG